GGGAACCAAATCGCAGACATCACAGTTGATCTCCGAATCCTCGGCGCGCCACCCGGCAATAGCGACTCGGCGAACTACATCCTCGGCGTCGTGGACACAATTATGAACAGCCCGATCGCCGTTGTAAGTGGCTCACCGTCGCTTGCACAAATCGGTTCACAAGAATTACCCGCATACGACCTAACTATCAGAATCGCTTCCAAGCGCATCCCATAAAGGAAAAACCATGCCCACAACAAAAACCGTTTACCTGTCCAACCCAACCGTCACCATCGGTGGAGTGGATGTCACGCAGAACACCTCTGCGGCCTCGCTTGAGATCGGTTACGACTCACTCGAATCCACGACCTTCGGCGATACCGGGCACCGCTTCGTGTCAGGCCTCCAAATGGTGAACGTCACCTTGACGATGTTCATGAACTACGGGACAGGCGAAATTGAAGCCACCCTGTTTGATCAGGTCGGCGACGGCACCACCACTCTGGTCATCTCACCAGCAGGCACAACCGAGTCCGCCAGTAACCCCGAATACACGATCAGTAATGCCATGTTGGCTTCGTTTACGCCGATCGTCACGACCGTGGGAGAATTGAGCCAGGTCAGCGTAAGTTATGTCGGCGGCACTTGGGTGCGCGACGTCACCAGCCCGTAATCAACAACTAACCAAAGGACCCCGACATGATTGGCATGACATTAAAAGTAGAAATGGTTGACGGTGAAACATTCGAAGCACCGATCACTTACGGAGTTGCGTGTAGGTGGGAAGATCACCACCCCACGCTCTCCGTGGGCCGTTTTTTAGAAGACATGAAGTTCAAGCCTCTCGCATGGTTGGCTTGGGATGCGTTACGAACCAAGAAGATTGTGGTTCCGTTGTTTAGCACTTGGGTTGAGAACGTCATGGATATTACGTTTCTCCCAAAAGCCAAACAGGGCCCGCAGGAAGAGCCACAAACCTGATCGCGCAGCTCGCTGTTCGTACAGGCATCAGTCCGTTGGATCTGATGGAAACACCAGCCCAGATCATTGACGAAATGGTCAGGTTGATTATTGAACAGAACGAGAGCAAGCGATGACAATTCAGGTGAAAGGAGTGGGCGAAACGCTGAGAGAACTTGGCAAAATCAACCCTGCTTTAAAGCGTGAATTGAACAAAGACATTCGCAATATTTTGAAACCGTTGCTGGCTGAAATTAACCAGTCGATTCCGTCGTCGCCTCCGCTGTCGGGAATGGCTCACAACGGTCGTACCGGGTGGAGTAACCGCAAGAACTCGGTCATCAAGATTGACAGCCGTAAGCCCCGCAGGAACCTCAACGAGCCCCGTATGAGTGTCCCTGTCAACATTGTTCGTATTACGACTAAGGGCGCGCCTGTGGCGATTGTAGACATGGCTGGTAGGGCTGGAGGATCGTCGTCTAAGCGTGAAACTAAATATCGGCGTCCGATGTTTGCCAGTTTGTTACCCGGTCAGCCGTCGCGTTTCATGTGGGCTAAAGCCGCGGATTCAATGTCTATGATTGAACGAGAAATGGATTCCACGATTAGGGCCGTGGTTCTTAAAGCAAACCAAGAGATGGCAAGGATTCGCTAATGGCAATCAACATTCCGATCATTACCAGTCTTGAAGATACGGGCATTAAAAACGCTAAAGCTGCTTTCAACGACTTCAAAGCTGCTGTCGGTCAAGCCGAAGGTGGCATGGGCAAATTTAAAGCTGGGTCAAAAGTCGCTTTAGATGCTGTTGCCGCTAATGCTTCTACGTTTGCTGTTGCAGCTGGTGCCGCAGTCGGCAAGTTTGTCGCTGATGGAATCACAGCGTTTCAAAACATGGCAATATCAGCGGGCAAATTCGCTGATGCGACTGGTTTGGCTGTTGAGGACGCGTCACGCTATATCGAAGCGGCTGGCGATATCGGAATTCCAATTGACGCCGTTGAAGGTGCTATCGGTCGTCTCAATAAGACAATCGGTGCCGACCCTGACAAGGTTCGCAATCTTGGCGTAGACCTTGTTTATTTAAAAGACGGTTCGTTAGACGTCAACGAAACTTTTCTTAACACGATTGACCGACTGAAAAAGATTAAGGACCCAGCAGAAAAAGCAAGGGTTGCGGCTCAGCTTCTCGGTAAGGGCTGGCAGTCCATGGCGGAACTTATTGAGATGGGTGCAGACGATCTGAACGCTTCGCTAACGGCGGTATCAGAACAAAAGGTTATTTCTGAAGAAGAACTGCGAATGGCTCGAGAGTACCGCGCCGCTATGGACAATCTTGGTGACTCGGTTGATGATCTGCAAGTTAAGTCTGGTCAACGACTAATTCCATTAACAACGATGTTGGCTAACGGAGCAACTAAGGCTTTAGAATTTGATGCAGTCGTTACTGAATTTTTTAAAGACATTGTTGGTAACGGAACGCAAGCCGAAGAACAGTTAAGCGAGTTGGCTGGTGTTATAAACGAAGGTCGTATTAACGCTGGAGCGTTTAAGACAGCAATCCAAAACGCTAAAACACCATTAGACAATTTGGCGACCTCGGCAAGTAACGCCAGTGTCGCAATCGTTAACGCTGATACCGCATGGCAGAACCTGACCGGAACATTAGATCGGGAAGTTGCACTCGACAACGCTAAGACTGATCTAGCCGAACTTGAAGCCGCAGCTGCTAAAGCGTTCGGCACAGGTGCCCAAACCGACATTGATGACTACGAAGCCAAGCTCGCTAGTTATGCAGGCGTCCTTGCTGGGATATCGGGAACAATGGACGGCATCTCGTCCAAGGAAATCTTGTTTAGGTTCAAAACTCAGGGTTCAGCAGCTGCGCTTGAGTACGCAAGGTATCTTGCCCGGGGTGCCGAGTTCGGCGGTCTAAGCGAGTTTGACGCTTTAACGCTTGCTGGTATTTCAGGCACTCGAGCAAGCGGTGGTCCTGTGATGGGTGGAGGAACTTATCTTGTCGGTGAGCGTGGTCCTGAACTGTTCACACCGTCGTCGTCTGGGAACATCACACCAAACGGCGGTTTCGGTGGCGGAGCCAATATCACGGTCAATGTTAACGGCGGAGACCCTAACAGCATTGTCAGAGCCCTCCAGCAGTATGTTTATCAGTCAGGCCCAGTGCCCGTGAACACTCGAGCCATGTAATGCCAACTACTGACTGGACATTCCTACTTAACGGAACAACTAATTTTAATAGTTACGTCCTCTCAGCAAACATTAAACAAGGACGAGAAAGTTACTTAGACAATTACGCTGGTGGATCAATTGCAATAACAATAAACAACAACGCAAACTATGCAAACAATTTTGCGTTTAATACCAAAATATTGGTCAATTACAACTCAAGCGCCGCTTTTAAACAAATCTTTTATGTCCAAAACATAGATTTCAACGACCACCCCGGCAATACAGGATTATCTACAGCAACAATCTTTGCAGTAGATGCTTTAGGTAGATCAGGCAGAATTCAAGCAACGGCTTTTGGTTTGACACAAGCCAACACTATAAATCAGTTACAACAATTTGACACAGGCAACGTCTTGCCCACCGATATTGTCGTGTCAGCAACTTTAGGTGGTGGAGATTCAATCGCCTCAGCTCAGACATACACGGGAACTGTCCTCAATCAAATCAACTTAATTAACGCAACAGAACGTGGAGTGATTACCACTACCGCTGGTACTTCAGCACCTTTTAACAGCACTATTGCGCCAATGCCTCGAAGCAACCTTTATTCTGCTGTGACCTCGTTTTCGTTTGGTCGTACAACATCTTCAACAGTTATTGCTTACAGTTCTTTTGATCGAATCCAAAACGGATCGTCGTTTATTAACACAGCAACAATTTCACCTTTAGGTTTGTCTCCAGTAACCGAGACAAACTCGGCTTCCGTTTCAGCGTATGGACCTACCTTTTATGGTTCGTCAACGGTTGATTACAACACAACTCAAGCCACAGGCAACGCCGATTGGATTTCAAACACTTTTTCTGACCCTGCATCGTTGCGGTTTGTTATTACTTTTACCGACAAAATGCAAAATTCAACGGCGCTTGATAATTTTGAATCTACGTTTTTTCAAACTATTTATCTCATTTATTCGCTCGCTTATCGAGTGCCCGGTGACGTTTCAGATACAACTGTTCAAGTGGTGCGAGAAGGTTGGCAAATTAACATCACTCCATCGCAAACTTCTTTTACATTGTTTTTTAGTCCACTCAACTATTATTCGTTTTTTACACTTGATTCGTCCAGTTTAGGAATTTTAGATACCAGTCGACTCGGCTGGTAAAGGAGAAACATTATGGCTACACCACCAGATTTCAGTTCGGGCGCAGTCCTGACAGCCGCACAAATGAACGCTGTCGGTTTGTGGCTTGTCAAGACACAGGCTATCGGTGGAGTCGCTGTCCCTAGCGTGACTGTCAGCAGTGCATTCTCAACAGATTATGAGGACTATTTGATAACTGTTACAGGTACAAGCGTTTCAGCCAACCAGCCGAACCTACTAATTCGAGTTGGTTCAACTGCATCAGGATATTTTTACGCAGGAAACTATGTTGGCTACACCAGTGCAACCGTTACTGGCGATGCAACAACTACTGGCACAGGTTTTGTGATGGGTGCTTGTGGCAACGGTACAGCAGGCGGCGGAACTACGCATATGGCAGTCACAGTCCGGCAACCGTTCGTTACTCAGGCAACAATGTTTAACGCCACTAACGCTTCTATTTCATGGTCATCTTTTTACAACGGCGTAATGAACAACGGCACTTCA